TAATAGACATACATAGATGGAGTCTTCTCATGTCTAAACACTGAGAATAACTTCACATCTTGACCAGTAAGACTTTCATTAAGATTCAAATAGTGTTCAAATATCCATGTATTTGGTACTTCATTAAGTCCCTCAAATATGTTCTTTGTAGATAGCATAGCAAATGAATAATAAAAAAGGGAAGCCATCTCTGACTCCCCCTTTCCATCCTAATTGCTTAGTCTAAAGAGAAGTCAGTAGCAGCTCTCTGTGGAATATCCAAGTCATCATCACCAAATGATCCAACTTCACGGACTTCCATCTTCTTGAGATGCTCTTCCTCGTTAAATTTAATTACATTTCCTCCTACAGGAGCAATAGCATAAGCTCCCTTAGAACCTTTTGCTAACCATAAGTCATAATTGGTATAACCATTCTTACCTTCATACTCTTTACCAGCAATACAGAAATCTGCAAGCTTATCTTTGTATGGAGCATCAGCATTAAAAGCATCTACAAATTCTTCAATTGTATCATGCTTATTATCCTGTGCAAGAAACCAATCACTTATACCAAGAGTAGAAGTAAGATTCTTCAAGAAAATCATAATAGACTTATCTCTCTGAACTTTGATACCACTCTTAGTTACACCATCAGCAAATGCATATTGAGAAGCTTTCACTCTACCAATTTGACCTGCATAGTGACCTTTGCTGTCATCATCTTTGTCAATCATGAATCCCTCAAATCCTTCAATAGGTTGAGTTTCTACATTTAGAATCAAATGATATGCTCCATCAATAAACTTGAATTTCTCTAGCATTGCGCTATTGATTTTCAAAGTATAGTTGCCTGGTGCAATTGTCTTAGGTAGTCCTGAACCACCTTCTGTTAATCCTGTTGTGCTTAAAGCCATTTTGTTTGTTTTAGTTGTTAATCAATAAATACTTTGTCCCAGTAAGTTTTGTACTCACCGTTCTCATCAATTTCAGAAATCACTATTTCAGCATTGCTTAGATGTGCAGGTCTTGCACCACAAGCAATATCATCATTAGTTTTGAAGCTGAGAATATTCTTATTCCCTTTTCTATAGAGATAACCAATAGCATCAGAATTAGAAGTTGTAATTCTTTTTAGCTTACCCGTTAAATCTAAATCAAGAGAGTTGAATGTTCCCCCTGCTTTCTCAAGCTGAGTATCCTTTACGTGACCTACAAAGATTACATATGGAGCCCATGTCTTGATATAATCAATAACCTTTGTAAATGCTTGTCTAGTCCAGAAATAACCAGAACCTTCAGGTAAACCTAGTATGCTACCATACTTCTCTTTACCACCACCTGGATTATACCAGTTCTTACCCATAGGGCTACGTGAATAGAGAGCTTCTGCATAAGGAATAACCATTTCTTCTAATGCAGTGATAGTATCAACAGCTATAATCTTATAAGGATTACCTGCTTCTTTGATTGCATTACCAACTTCTTTGATTTCCTCAAAGGTGTTAGCTTCTACCTTCATTGCATTAAGATACTTAGTACCACCTTCTAAATCTAAAATAAGACAGTTTGGTAATTCAGATAACAAACTTGTCTTACCTGTCTTAGGTTTAGAAAATATAATAAGATTCTTTGGACTGAGGCTTTCTGGAGCCACTCTAGATTTTGGCAATATTATTCCCATGGAGCTTTGTCTTTATTGTGAATAAGTTCATTTAACCACTTCTTGTTACTTACTGGTTTCTTTAAAAGAATAGCAGCAAGATCCCTTAATGTGATTTGACTAAGCGGTGCATCTGAATCAGGATCAGGAAGATCATCAAAGTCAGGGAAAGCACTTGTCTTTTCCTCTTCTCTTTGAATCTCAATCTTAATTAACTCAGACACAGGAACTAGATACCTCATACTAGTGTTGTTATGAGCTGACGGTTCAGTCTTATCATACTCTTCTTCAAAATGAGGATTAAATCTCCATTTGTAAAGAGTTCTGTTTGGATCTTCAGGTTCAAGTTCCACACTGGTAAACTCAGTATAGATGTCTTTACCCTTTCTAAATTCGCTTTGGAAGAATCCTATGCACATTTCTGATTTTCCTTTTGGGAAATATGCACACTTTGGTATAAACAATGGATTTTCTTCTTGTAGAATTTTGAATTTCCACTCATGATGCTTAATCAGCTCTTCAGTCTTCTCCTGTCTATTGACAGATGACGATTTTGTTGTAAGACTCATAGTTTAATTTTTAGTTGATAATCTTCTTTCTTGTTGTGGAGGTGTTGGCATTTCCACAATCTTCATCTTTTCAAATTCAGCTCTAAAGAAACTTAGTCTAGTGTCACCATTTCTACATTTAAGAAAGTGTAATACTATAACTCTGTCATCTTCAATCATATACCTATCAGGACCATAATACCTAATCTTCTGCTTAGCAGGTCTATTGATACCTATAACAGTATCAGCATGCTGTAACAGAGCATCAGCCCCAAATAAATCAGATTCAAGTACATAATTACCATACTTACCTTCTTCACTTCTCTCTGGGTTATCTATGTTCCTATTGAGCTGACTTAGCACAATAAAAGCCACAGGAAATACCCTCTTGAGTAATGTAAGAGCTTCACCAAGATTATTAAGCATATCATGCTTATCTTTCTCATATGGAGCTTTCTTAAATAATAAAGAGTGATCTATAGTAATCAGTACCTTTGTAAAAATCATATTCCCGTCCTGATCATACTTAGCATTTGCAAACATGTAATCCCTCACAATCTCCTTAAATTCATCTATAGTACAAGGAGTTTCTACTACGTCTATTGGATACTTAATTTTCAGCTTAGCATAATCATAACATTTTTGTAAATCAGAATCACTTAGTTTTCCATCAGCACTACATAAGTACTTATAAGACCTGCCAATTACACTGGAATACTCACGTATTGCAGAAGTTCTAGCTAGCATTTCAAACTGGAATTGCAGAACTCTAAAATTCTCACCTTGGTTGAGTGGGAAAGATTCCCTTACAATCTGTTCTGCAATTAAGGTTTTACCACTAGCTGGTCTGCCACCAATAACAGTAAGAGTATTCCACTCTATACCATCTGTGGTAGCATCATTAAACTTTGGCCAAGGAGTTCTTAAACTCTTTATAGAACCACGCATTCTACCCTGTAGATACTTTAAAGATTCTTGAAATCCTTCCTTTTGGCTAGCCCACTTCTTCTTAGACTTAACCTCATTTGTATTATCCATGAAGCTTATTTGTTTTGTAACTCTTTCTTTACTCCCTGATATATAAAATGTGTCAGAGTAATCACAATCTCTATGAGTATATACTGCATAAAGTTTATAGGGAGTATAAAATTATCTACAATAACACAACCAACTGCAGAGCCAATTATTGCTACTAAGATAAGTTTAAGAGAATCTTTCATACCACTCTCTCACTAAAATGTTTTTCTTCATAATCATTCCCTCCATTAATATACATATTACAATAATCAGCAAGCTCAGATTCAAATGTTCTCTCAGCTGTATTAGTTTTACGGATAAAGTACTGAGAAGTTCTCATGTATTTGTACCCTTGTCTCTCGAACGTGTCAACATATAGTTTAGTAGCTGCAATGATAGTACTCCAATTATAATTATGGTTATCAAAAAACCATCTAAAAGCATTCTCAAGATTCTTCTTATCAGCGCGTGCATACTTGCCACTTGGAAGCTTTAATTTAGGAAAAATTTCTGAATATTCATCTATCATTTTACCAAAATCTTTACCCATTAGCTGTGTAGAAGTCTTCTTCTTACTGTTCTTGAAGAAAGAATTTATTTCTTGTAGCAGCATGAGAGATTTACTTGATAGTTTTTCTTCATCATCTAACCAACCTCCATTCTTTAATCTTGTATACTCTAGACTTACACTGATATTAAATGTAGGAGAAATACTCTGTTGTTTACACCACAAAAAATAGAACTGATTGGGAGTAAGATCATTAGTAATTAGTTTGTTAAATATATCTACCATACTAAATCAAAGTTATATAAATCTTTTACAATCTTTTTGGATTGTTCAAAAATCCCCTTACTATGCCACTCAGGTAAGTTGTTATAACTAGCCACTGCAGGATGAGTAACTACAAACTTATAATTATTATCACTAACAGCATCAGACCACTCTTCAGCTTTCTTACCCATATAGATATAAATAAGACCTGGATTGTGCCAATTTAACCAATCAAATACATATGCTATGAATGGTCTCCATAATAAGTAATGCTGACCTATCTTACCCACATTAGTTGTTAGTGCTGAGTTAAGAAGTAGTATACCTTGATTAGCCCATCTAGTAAGATCAGGATCCCTTCTGTATCCATCTGGATATACTTCTTTCTCAACAGCATCTAGCATGTACTTAAGACTTGGTTGCATTTCCGGTGTTTGACTTAAACTAAATGCAATACCATCTGCTTGGTTTAAACCTGGATATGGATCTTGTCCTAACATAACTATTTTAAGTTTA